GTAGTTCTACTACGAATTTCAGAGGCTATCTCCGGTCGAACTCTTACTCGCTGCGCGTCAAGACGCGCGGCGAGCCGCTCCAGGGCCTTATAACCATGTGTCACAGTAAGTGGCCTACAGTTAGGAGGAACCTTGGAACGGAAAAGAGCTCGACGTTTTGTCCTTTCGGGTCTTCCCTTGGCCTCTCCGCGACGGAGCCTTCCTCCTCGAAGAGCGAAATACCTAAGTATTTCGCCTTCTCGGAAGGCAACCAAGTCGCGGAAAAGGACGGTGTCATTGTACCTCTCGTCTCCCACATCACGGAAGCGACCCATCTTAAGAAAGGTCGTCCGAAACTGGTAAAAGAGACGAGAGTCACGAGGCACCGCCCTAAGAGGCCGAGGGAAGAGGCCCTCCTCTCGATACTGTCGTCTCTCAAGGACTTCCTTGGCAAGGACGGCGAGGTCGCGGCTGCATGCAGCAGCGAGCCTCGTCCGAGCGTGCCTCGGTACCTTGAGACCTCTTCCATGGTAACCATAGCCCCCAACAGACTGAGGAAGTCTGAGGGAAGTGTTTGGACACCAGGGGAAGAGAGTTTTCTGAACTCTCTCTGCTCTCCGAGCCGAGCTCTTCCACATGTCATCAGATGCCGACATGGGTTGAGCCAGACCAGGAGGTGGGCAGGGAGGAGGACAGAAAGCAACGGCAGTGTGTTTCTTGGTATCCCTAAGCACATAGTAACGCTCGCACAATGTGAAACCATACGAGCTTACAAATGTTTTAAGGCGATTAACACTTGCACCAACAGCTTCAATACACTGCGAATACTCTTCGATAGCGTAACTACCGAAAGGAGAGTATCCACAGGCATCGTCACCGTGTGTAATGGAGCGCTCAAAAGCCTCTGTGGCCCAAGCATTAATCCAAGACAATACCACGAAACTGAGAGGAGTACCCATCGGGCTTCCCCTCCTAGACACCTGTTCCGTCTCGCCCCAGGTCCAGACTCCATCAAATCCTCCGACTCCCAGGCCGCGGCATGCCGCGCGGAAATCGGAAGGTCTGAGTCGACCGACCTCAGAGAGGGAACAGATGACTTCCTCAACCGCCTCGAGGGACAGACCATCCGTGGCCTTGGACAGGTCAACGGAATAGAATGTCCCTCCAGGAGGCACGTTAAGCGCTCTGGGGTACCCGGATCCATTCGGAACAAAATGCTTCCTAGGAAGCAATTGCGAAGATTGTCGGATCCAAGTACCCTCAATGAAGGTCAAGGCGTCTGGTACGCCAATAACCCTGATCTTCATCCCGGGGCTCTTGAGAGCTACAGCCCTAAAGCGAGAACCTTTCGATTCTACTTTAGACCTGAGTTTCAAGAGACCAAGGCAGCGGATAACGTGATCATCAATGGAGGTCTCGAGCGTTTCAATACCATCAGTGATCACCTTAAGACAGAAAGTCCCGAGGCTATCCTGACAGTACCGACCAAAGTTCTTCTTGACAAGCGCGCGGGTAGAACCGCCGGTCATATTAAGAATCATGGACTCGATACCTCCAAGATGACGGAGGAAGCCGTCTACACCGCCTCGAGTGGCAGGCCACTCGAAGCAGGAAGACGTCGTAGAGGGAAGTTTTCGGACAGAGTCATCCGTATATTCGCCGAGAAACCTGGCGTGATCGATGATATACGAATGAAGACTGTCCTTAAACCAGCCCGGTGTGGGATGTGCAGTTCCGCTCAATCTCATGGCATCATCGAGAGCCTCCTTCTCACCCGTGGAAGGGAGAGGGAGGGCTCTAGCCAAACGAGAAAAGGCGAAGCCCGATCTGCCTTGCTTATACGCCAATCCAACGAGACACTCTCTCACCCCGCGCGGGACGCGAGACGAAAGAGAGACAGTGGATCGGAGCGAAGCAGATCGGACCTCGTGACAGAGCTTCTTCAACTCAGTGCATACGAAAAGCCAACCGCGAGAGCGGACCGTTCGTACGAACCAAGAGTGAAGATGCCATGCCACGAGCCTGTCATCCCAGCCCGAATGGACAAGACCGGACCAACAAGCTGTCCAAGCTTGTTGGTCTGGGGAGAATCGCCCCCTCGATGCACGCCTCCGGGAGCCCTTTACAGGGGGACCGGAGTGCTGCTTCGCACGGGGGCCCAAGAGAAGTGATGGAAGCGCCATTCTCCACGGCAAGCGGAGTCTTCGGCCTCATAGCAGGGCCGTTCAGCGCCTTACGGTCACTGAATTTTGAGTGAGGCCTCTAAGCTCGCTTCAGCTCG